CGTTTCTTTGCTTGTGGCGAGTACGGCCATAAGTTTAAAAGGCCGCACTATCATGCAGTTATTTTCGGACTGCGTTTTCCAGATTTGATGATTCACACAGTTAAGCACGGTTTCCAGTATTATCGCAGTCCGACATTAGAAAAGCTGTGGCCCTATGGATTCAGTTTGATCGGCAGCGTTACGTTTGAGTCATGTGCTTACGTCGCGCGATATGTTATGAAAAAACAAAAAGGTGATGATGTTGATGAGTCTTTGCAGCCCTTTGTTTTGATGTCGCGTATGCCCGGTCTCGGCCATGATTGGTATGAAAAGTATAAAAGTCAAGTTTACCCTAACGACTTTATTGTTGTTCGCGACGGCGTGACATGTAAGCCGCCCGCGTATTATGATTCTTTGCTTGAAAAAGATAATCCCGATTTGTACGAGAAAGTCAAAAAAGCTCGTCAAGACAAGTATTGTCGCGATGAGTCGATGACAACGGAAGAGTATGAAATTGCCCAGGTTCAAGAGCGTTTGAAAGCTCGTAAGTTAACTAAGCTTGTTCGATGTTTGCATGATGATATGGACATGTATGAGTAGATATTATTTGACTTTTTGCCCCCCCCGTATGGTACTGTTGTGCTAACGAGAGGGCATTTTTTTTATATTTAAAATGAGCGATCCTCTTCTGTTTAATCCAAGCAACACTCCCTCTCGGAAAGGAGTGATTTCAACTATTTTTGTACGTATTTTGACCGTTATTGTTACTGCTGTTTTTGATTTTATTCTTGATGTTTTAAAAGGAGCTGTTACGAAATGCTTAAAGTTTATTCAATCTTGGATGATAAAGCACAGTGCTTCAATACGCCGTACTTTGCCCAGAATGACTTGGTTGCTGGCCGTTCTTTTAGTGATTTGTGTAATGATAGTCGGAGTCTTGTTAGTCAGCATCTCGGCGACTTCCACTTGTATTGTTTAGGTGAGTTTGATGACGAAAAAGGTCTTCTTAAGCCGTATGACATGCCTAATTTTATTAGTCACGCTTTACAGTATGCTAATGTCGAAAGGAATGATGCTGATGGAGATACGTTCTAGATATAATGCCGGTGTTCGAGAAGGGTGGAAGTCTTCTGCCCCTTCCATGACGCAGCAGCAGTTTAAAGATGAAGCAGATATCAATTATATCGTTTCAATGTATGACTCTTCTGGCGTTATGCCTACGTTCCATGGTGACGGTCAGCCTGCACAGCCTGTTTTTGGTGATTTCGCATCGCTGCCAGATAATGCGCAAGAGATGTACAATCGCATGATTGAAGCTAAGAGTAATTTTGATAATTTGCCTTTGGAAGTCCGCAAGCAATTCAACTATGACCCAGCTGCTTTCTTGGAATTCGTTGATAACCCGGAAAATTTAGACCAGCTTGTGGCCATGGGTCTTGCTACTAAGACCGTTATTGAGTCTGATAATCATACGGAGAACACGGATAATAATGCAGCCAATGATGTTAACAGTTAGGCATTTTCTCAGTAAATGTCACTTTTTCTCAGAAAAGCTGAAAAACCGCATGGTTGTCACTTTCGTTTTCAGGTCGTACCAGTTCTACTTGATGTAACTGGTACGACTGACACCAATGTAAGATTGGTGTACTAAATGTAGATGTTAGGAGATGTATAAAAATGTCAAAAAGAGCTACTCAGCATAACTTTGCTATAAGCCCGCAAAACCAAATTCCGCGTTCTTCTTTCAAGCGTTCTCATACGGTTAAGACTACGTTGGATGCAGGTCGACTTGTTCCGTTTTATATAGACGAAGTTTACCCTGGCGATACTTTTAATTGTAAAGCAACGCTTTTTGGTCGTATGGCTACGCCTATTGTTCCGGCGATGGATAATGCTTATATGGATACTTTCTTTTTTTTCGTTCCATATCGCTTGTTATGGAAGCATTGGAAAGAGTTCAACGGTGAAAACCCGCTTGAACGGTGAAAACCCGCTTGCTGGCTATCAGAGCACAGAATATGAAGTACCTCAGATGACGGCTACTGATGCACAGGTTCAAACGTTATGGGATTATTTCGGTTTTCCGACTGATGTAAAAAATAAGTTATCCGTAAGTGCGTTTCCGTTTAGAGCCTATTGGAAGATCTACAACGATTGGTTTCGCGACGAAAATCTTCAAAACGCTGTGTCTATTCAGACTGGTGCTCCCCTTTCTTCGACTTCATCAGAAGACGATGCTTATGGTGGCGATGCTACGCAAGATGCTGCGACTGCTCAATGTTTTTATCGCGGTAAGCGTCATGATTATTTTACAAGCGCGCTTCCTTGGCCACAAAAAGGCCCCGGTGTGGAAATATCTTTGGCCGGTGATGCTAGTTTGATTGGTAATGTCCCTGTTGGTGCTTCTGACCCTACTGCTAGTATTTTCCATTTCGGCGATCGTCGTTTAGGTAGTTTCGGCCTTCGCGGCGATAATCATGACACGCCTTATTATCAATATAGCGATGGTTCTCTTCCTACATCTAACGCTTTGACTGGTATTGGCCCTGTTGGCGAGTCTGGTCTTGTTGCGGATTTGTCTCAAGGTGGTAGAGCTGTTGTTTCTGACTTGGCATCTATTACAATTAATAGCTTACGTTCTGCTTTTGCGCTTCAACGATTCTATGAAAAAGACGCTCGTGGTGGTACGAGATATACTGAAATTATTCGTTCGCATTTTGGTATTATTTCGCCGGATGCTCGTTTGCAGCGCAGCGAATACCTCGGCGGTGATTCAACCCCGATTATGTTCAATCCTGTTCAGCAGACGTCTTCTACGGACACTATTTCTCCGCAAGGTAACTTATCTGCCTATGCTTTGATGAGTACGCGTATTCATGGCTTTAATAAATCGTTTACGGAGCACGGTATTGTAATCGGTTTGTGTAATATCCGTACTGATTTGAGTTACCAGCAGGGTATCAATAAGACATGGCTTCGCCAAACGAGAGAAGAATTTTATTGGCCTACTTTTGCTCATTTAGGTGAGCAAGCGATTCTTAATAAAGAAATTTACGCACAAGGTACTGAGGCTGACAACCAGGTCTTCGGCTATCAAGAACGTTACGCCGAATGTCGTTACCATCCGTCTATCATTACTGGGAAGATGCGCTCGACGTATGCGCAGAGTACGGATGTTTGGCACTTTGCCCAGAAATTTGATGCGCTCCCTGCTCTTAACGGTGAGTTTATTCAAGATCAGGCTTCCTATCAAGCTATTAAGCGCATTAGTGCGGTGCAGACTGAACCGCAATTTTATCTTGATGCGTATTTAGATCTAAAATGTGCTCGTCCGATGCCTGTCTACGGTGTTCCTGGTCTCCTTGACCATTTCTAAGAGGTGATGATATATGAGTTGGTTGTCGTCGGTTGCTGGTGCTGCTCTTGGTATATGGTCGGGCCATAAGTCGGCTAATGCCCAGGCTTCACTTTCACGTGAGCAAATGCAGTGGCAATCGCAGGAAGCACAAAAAACTCGCGATTGGCAAGAAAAAATGTCTTCTACCGCCCACCAGCGTGAGATTGAAGATTTACGTAAAGCTGGCTTAAATCCCATGCTTTCCGGCATGGGCGGTCAAGGCGCGTCTACACCTGCCGGCGCGACTGCTTCTTATTCTTCCAATGCGTATACTGGTTATGGTTCGGATGTTTCTAATGGTATCAATACTATGACTGGTATGTATTCTGCTAAGACAAATCGCAAGATTCAGCAGCAGCAAGAAAAAAATTTAGAGCAGCAAAATTTGAATCTTAGTGCAGATACATATAAAAAGACGCAGGAAGGTCGTGCTGCGTCAACAGAAGCAGATTACAAGAAGGCTATGTTAGAGTCTCAATTACTGCAGCTACTTGCTAATGCGAATAATTTACAAGCCAGCGCTGATTTTACGAAAGGTGTCGGCACTGCTAAAGCACAGTCTGAAATTGACAAATACAATGCTGAAACTCGGTACATTAGCGGTCCTCAGACCGATGTCGCAAATGCGACAACCGCTAATCTCGGCGCTCAGACGCATCGGATTAATGCTTTATTGCCGCATGAAATTGCAAAAATTGATAGTGATATTGAGAAGAATGTGCATGAAGTTTTACGAATTGATTCTGAAACAAGCTTGAATCAAGTTAAAATGATGACTGAGAAGTATGTACAAGGCGAGCTTAGTGCTCGCTCGCTGGTTGAGTACTTGCAAGCTAAAGGTCAGACTGAGGATAATGCGCTAAAGTTTGTAAATCGTGTGCGTACCCAAATAGATTTAAAACAGTATCAAACTCAGAATCGCTATTCTGGCGTTACCCCGCAAGGCTCCTATGAATATTTAGCTCGTATTCTCGGCAACGCGAAAGGCCTTGTTGATGCTAGCCCGCTGGGCCTTGTCACACAAATTTTCAAGTGAGTTTTCTGTTAGAAATCTATTGACTTTCTATTTAAACTATGTTATAATTTAAACATAGAAGGGAGAGTTGATAGATATGAAAGAGTTAAAAAAGTCGAGAAGCGTTTATTGTACAGAGAGTGAATACCAGCGTTTGAAGAATGCTCTTGCACTTATTCGTGTTTATGATAATCTTGGCCCTCTTGCATTTTCCGAGAAGGCTTTCGCTGAACAGTCTTTTTGGAAGATAGTGAAAGGAATTGATGAGCATGATTAAGTTCATTAATTTTATTTTGTTTTGCTGTTCGCTGCTGCTCGCTTTATCTATTGTGCTTTTCGTGCTGATTCTTATAGTCAGTACGATTGACGCTTTATTTTGAGAGAGAGAGGAATGATATTATGAAACGACAAAAAATGAGCAAGAAAAAGAGCCGTAAAAATTTTCGTCGCGGCATGACAGTTAACCCGAAGAACAATCGTCCGATACCGATGAGAGGCGGTTTTAGGCTTTAGTAGACAATCGGTCGGTGTCAATCTTGTCATGTATAGGTTGTCCTGGTTAGCCATGTTTTTAGACTATAGTAGGCGAGTGTATAGTGAGTATCTTTTCACGTACACTTCGCCCTGGTTAGCCATGTTTTAGGAGGTATGATATGCCATGTTACCACCCAATACCTATGTGGCACTCCAAAGAAATTAATAAAGAGACTGGTAAGCGGTCGTTAACGGCAAACTATGGTAATGCTTGGCGTCCACTTGGTAAGCTTCCGGAAACAATTTATGTTCCGTGTGGTCAGTGTGTCGGCTGTCGGCTTGAGTATAGCCGACAATGGGCCATGCGCTGTGTACATGAGTTTGAGATGGCCGGTCGTGTTGGATCATTTTTAACGCTTACTTATAGTCCCGAATATTTGCCGGAAGATGGTAAAATTCATAAGGATGTTTTTCAAAAATTCATGAAGCGTCTTCGTAAGAAGTTTGGCAATGGTCTTCGTTTCTTTGCTTGTGGCGAGTACGGCCATAAGTTTAAAAGGCCGCACTATCATGCAGTTATTTTCGGACTGCGTTTTCCAGATTTGATGATTCACACAGTTAAGCACGGTTTCCAGTATTAT